TCACTCCATCCATCCACACCAAAACCAAGTGCTGGTATGGTGCTTTCTTGACCCATACCATTAGATGCACCAATCAAATATTGAATATCAATTGTAGTTCCACCACCAGTTGTTGTGGTATTTGCAGTAGTTGGAGAAACAAATGTATATGTATTGCTATCTACTTTTGTTATTTGATACCCTTCTAGCCTATCTAAAACAGTATTTGTTATGTTGCCTATAGTAGTACTATCTTTAATTACAATAAAATCACCAGTTTCAGCACCATGTGCACTATCTGTAACAGTAACTACTGCACTTCCATTTGTAATAGATAATGGATTTGACATATTTGATGTTGTTTTTCTTAATGGTGTAATGTCATGAAATGTGCCATTTGCTAAGTTATAAAGGTGATTATGTGTGCCAATACCCATTCTATCAATGCTATCTGACGATGATCTCCACGCTAATAAATGTTTTGGTTTACCAACTATCAATGCATTTGTATTTGGATCAGCAACAAACGTATAGTTTTCTTGCAACCAACCACCAATTTTTTCTGGAAATCCATTTCTAAATCTAACTAAGTTACCATCCACATAAAACCCAGCTTGTCCAGATGCATACTCTGTTATGTCTTTTACTATGCCTGGCTTGAATTTTAATGGTACTAATGGCATTACGCTACATTCCTCATTCTCTCACAAAGTCTTTCTGCTCTGTTTGGTACTTGTCTTGCCCAGAGCGAATCTTCCATCTGAATTGCCGCCTCAATCCAGTTGGCATCCATAACTGCCTCATACATTTTCTTAAATTGACTTAATCTTGGTCTACCCATATTGAACATCATATTACATATGATCCTTTGTACTTCTTCTGGAAGATCGTCAAAGTGTTCGTAGAGCTTTCTGCACTCTTCTATTGTTATATCTAAATCTTCAGCAAACAATTCGTTTACTCTTTCTACAGAAACTGGATCTCCTACCTCTAGTTCGTTCTCTGGATCTGTAGCTCTACACAAATGCCCCACGCCGCAAGTCTTATATCCAAGATGATCAGTATACACTTCGTAGATAACGCCCTCATCGGCTTTAATTTCTTCTTTTAGTTTTTCTATGTCCATGTTATTTGTTTCATAAAGTTACAGTTTATTAAAATTCTTCTCTTATGCTTTGTTGGCGAGTGCCCTGAATGCATCAACTCTCCATCAAATATAACCAACCTATTTGGCTTTGGCGATACTCTTTCTTTTATCTCACAATCTTTATTATATTCATTTTTTTGGACATTGTAAAATACAGTATCACCATCTGTTTCATTTATATAAAAAACACACGCTTTATGTGGGAACGTATAATCTTGATGTGCCTCATGTAAAAATGGCTCTTTAGTCCATGTAACCATGTCTGCTCTAGCTCTTAATATTTTATCACAACCAATTTTATCTTGTATTTGTAATAATAATGGCTTTACTAAGTATCCTACTGGCGATTCTACTTGCCCTTCATCTTTGTAAAACCAATGATCAAAGCCATAATTTTGCATATTATCTAAATTATCTTTGTTTGACCAAGTTAGGTTTTTTTTATAAAGCCAAAGAAAATCTTCACTTTCTATGATTTCTTGTAGCTCTTTGAAATAAGATTTATTTAAAAAATCGTCTACAACTTCACAAATCATTTTTTCATGTTCTCTCTTGCTACGCCTTTTGACTTTTCAAAACTTCTCATGCCGCCAAGACCGAGTAATGAAAGTGTTAACGTCATAAGTTCACCCGTGTTAAGCTCTGGAAGAAAAACGTCAGGCAGCCAGATTGCAGTTGCCCATTCTGCTATTGGCATAATAAAGAACTGTGTCAGCAACCCTAATGCACAGATCCACATAATCGCTGGTCGTGCTCCAGCCACAAATAAGCTAGGATGCTTTGCTTGTTGTGTATTTGCATCTATCTGACCTTTTGCCAGTTCCTGGGCGTGTTTATCAGCCAACGTAGCTAACTCGTGTGCCAACTTGTTTTTTTGATCTTTGTCTTCTATGAATTTGCCAACTAGATTACTAACTGGCCCGATTAGTGCTTGTATCATTTTATCCTCCTAAAAATAATTTATATTTATGTTCATTCTGACTTTATCATTTGTGCAAGTAGTAGAGGAGTGCTCTTTGCTTGAATCAAACAATAACAATCTATTTGCTACGCTATCTATTCTAGTTCCATCGTCTAAAACAGTACAACCATCACAAGTATTGATGCTAAACAAAGCACCCTTATGTTTGTATGGGAAGTCAACATGGCTATCATGCTGAATAATTTTTTTTGTGCTTGGGTATAAATTGGCTTTCACTCTCATTAATGCTTTCATTTTAAGTGCATTCAATAGTGGTACTACAATGTCAAAACTTGGTGAGCATGGCATACTTTCAGTATATAACAAATGAAAAAAATAATAATACGAGTTGTTACTTTTATCATTATCGTCTGGCGTTGCTACACTATCTAAGTAGAACCAGGGCATATCTTTGTTCATTGTGTTTTTTAAAGTATTAAATTCATCCTTTGGTAGAAAATTATCTAAAATTTCATATTCAGCCATACATATTCCCCTATTTCATATTTCAATCTGCCTGGTGGCAGTTCTTGGCATCTATATCTAGTGGGTTTCCATAGTGGATAGTATTTATGTACTTGTCTACTAATATCCAAAACTCTATCTTTACAAGCACTTTCAGTCTCATACGGGCCCAGTTGATCCTCTAACACTTGGCAATTGTTTGGCATACCTATCATACAGATGGTTACTAATGCCTTAAACATTACTTCTTATTCATAAAAGCAGACGCACCCATATATGCACCCACAATACCAGCACCGCTGATATAAAAAAGATTACTGATATCCGCCAAAGCCTTAACTCTGTCAATATCAACAAAAAACATTGCACAAGTAAAAGCACCCATAGCAACCAAACTTGCAGTAGCCATACGTCTTTGTGCTCTCTGTTTTCGTAAATCATGCTCAAGTTTCTTTATTTCTGCTACATGACTAAGCTCGGCATCCGAAACTATACCATCACCATCCTCGTCATATTCAGCATATATAGATTGTTTTTGTAGTTTTTTCTGTGTCATACAAATGGTTCTCCACATATCCAAGCAACTAACGAATATCTAGTGCCACTTGTTATTGGTCTAACTCTATGCACCATGTAGGAAGGGAATATTATTACAGTACCCATACCATTTTCTTCAACTGGCTTTTGATGACCCAATAACTCAAACTCACCACCTTCAAACTCATCATTTAAAATAATAGTCATGGATAGTTTACGAACTTTATTTGAGCTACCCATTCTAGTAAACCCATTGGTATCAGCGTGATAATTAAAGTAGCCACCCTTTTTGTACCTTGTTATTTGCAAACTTTCTATAGCATCTATGGCAAAGCTCCACTCTGCAACTGAATTTGCTTGAGCTATAAGACCTTGTACCATTTCAAAGTATTTTAGTTTTGTGCACCAAACAACATCAGATTGCCTAATTTGATTTGACATTTCTTTGGTTTTAGCAACAGTTTCTGCAGTTTCCCATTTGCCCTCTGCAAAATCTAATATTTCTTGGCATTCTTTTTTACTAAGATAATTTGGAAACGCTATATATTCTTTAGGTTCGTATGTTGTTTCTTCTTTTTTTATTGCCTCTATCATGTTTTTCCCCTTATTTAGTCTTTGGAGAATGATAACGACCCTGGATTTGTTACTGTTACTGTTGCATCTTGGTCTTGAACTTTGAGCTTGTTTGTTGATGCATCATATGTAATATCACTAGCTACAGTAGCAACTTCTGCTCCAGATGTGTCAGCATCCGCCTCACTTGATATTGCTTTAGTTGAAGTTACAGAAGATCCTTCAACTGATCTAGTTACTTGCACAGTAGTCTGTAAGCTCTCTGGCTGACCTTGTGTAGTTGTTTCTTCAAATGGCGTTGTATTACTACCATCATTTGCAGTAATTGTTATAGTAAAGTCACTTGTGTTTTCAGCAGTATCACTTGTAAATATCACTACTTTATGTGCAACACCACCAGGTGATTCATCTGCATCTACACCAGTATTAAACTTAGACTGAAATGTACTATCTCCATTTAAAGCCGCTTGTATTCTATCTCTGGCTGCCGATGCAGTTTCGCCATCAGCAAAAGTACCACTAACATTAATAGTTCCATCTGCATTAGATATACTAAATGTAGCTGGGTTTTTTTGTGCAACCCCTTGTAATGTCCATGATTCGTTTGTGCTATTTGCAGTTATGAATGCAGTACTAGCTCCAGCATTTAATGTTCCAGTCGCAAAGTTACCACCAGCATTTAAACCACCACCATTAACTGTAAATGGTCTGTTACTACCATTTTGCACTCTTGCTCTTCTACCTGTAGTAGAAACTGTTGTAGTTGTATTATAGCCTGGGTAATATAGCTGACCATTACCACCATTAGCACGACCTTGACCATAGCCTGGATGGTTAGCACCAAACTGCAAACCTCTTGGAGATGATATGTTCATTTGAACTGGCCCGTTACCCCAACCACCTGGAACACTATAATTCCATACTATACTAGTATTATTTCTATTAGCCGCGGCTCTTACTGATAAATTGCCTCCAGCATAACTTACGTTGTAAAAACTACCACCAGCCTCTGAAGTTGTTTTGAAACCAAGCGGCCCGACTTGATAAAACTGATTACCTATAGTTCCAGTATAATATGCAGAGGTAATACTGCCACCAAAATTTTTAGTATTATTGGGTTTAGGATAGCCTGTGTTGTAGTTGGCATTTGACTGATATACACCAGCTAAAACTGCACTAGATCTTCCACCTCTTTGATAACTATTACCACTTCCAGCACCAATATAACCCTCTGCTATAGGTGCTGACATGGATGAGGCGTTAATAAAGTTAACTGTAATACCATTTGAATCTGATGGATCAGCCGCTACAGTTGTAGTTGTGTTGTATGTATGGCTACTATCTACATCAATTGATAAGCCTGATATGCTACCTACGTTATTGGTATCACCACTACCACTATTACTTATGGATACGTCTGTACCACCAGCATTGAAGTCATCACGAACACCAAATCTGACAACCTCATTTACTGGCGATTGTATTAGATTACTTGTTCCTGATACTGTAAAAGTAGAAAAATCTTCAAATATTAGTCTGACTGTACTGCCATCTAAAGAAAATAATTTTTTAACTCTTCGTGGAGTAGATCCATCTAGAGCAAAAAGTTTAGTTATTCGCCTTACTGTACCAGAATCTAAACCAAATAATTTTGATGACATTAATCACTCCTAATATTGTCCTACAAATAAAGCACCATTTGTGAAGTCACCAGCAACTGGATCTCCTGCAGAAACTGCCTCAATAACAACCACATGACCTATCTCTTGTTGGACAAATGCAGTTGATGCCACTTGTGTTGTGTTTGTGTTTGCTCCAGCAGTTGGTGCAGTTGGTGTGCCAGTCATAGCAACGCTACCCATACTTATGCCATTTGTTATCTCAGATACTGCCGCAGTTGCTCCACCACCATCAAAACCTAGTATTTTTGTCTCACCGGGTGCTATGCTAATAGTAGCTCCAGACCCTTGTTTCATCACAATATTTTGCGATCCACTAGTTCCATTTTTTACTATTTTGACTACTTTAATGTCATTTGGTGCAAGTGTGATTGTGCATTGCTGACTTAATGTTCCAGTATATGTAAGATGCATAGATCTTGGTGTAGCAGACGCTCCATCTGATACTTGTGATGTATGTGTAGCACTATCTGAAAGACTTTCATTTTCTGTGCCAAGTGCCTCACCAATTAACTCTAGGTTAAGATTAGTAATTGTACCCCAAGTACCACTTGCATCACCAGTACCTAGTTCATTTAATCTTAAATTATTTATATATGTACTAGCCATTGATGTGCTCCTGTTTAGTCTATTCTAACAATTGCTGAAGTGCCCGCAGCGGGGAAAACGATCCTAAATGTACCACTTGATACAGTAAAGTCTCCACCAAAGTTTAATACTGCGATTGCTTTGTCACTATTAGTGCTATTGTAAATTAAAGCACCTCTTGCAGTAAATGATGCACTTGTCCATGTTGGGTCATCTGCATCAAAGAATGCAGTTGTTCCAGACGTTCCAACTGTTGTACTTGTTAATGTTACACCACCGGCTGAATACCCAGTACCACTTATTTCATTGGATGTTGAATATGCAGTTGTGGCGGCTCCTAAGTTCGCAGAACTTGTATAAAGAGCTATCTTTATAGTGTCTGTCGCTAGATTGTGACCTTCTTGCAAGATTTCAGACTTGAAAGAAGTTGCCATTGCTTGTGTTATTGCCATTGTTAAATACCTCCTTCGTATTCTGCTTGGTAATTACGTTGCATTTCTTGTTGAAACAATGCTATTGCCTCATCAAATTGTGCCTTATACAATGTTACACTATCTGTAGCCTTTAGAAAAGAGGAACTTTCCAAGAGACAAGCAGTTAGTAAAACTTGTTCGGCATTATCACCTACCCAACTATTAGCGTTGGTTGTAGATAATCCTGTTTCTAAACCTACAAAATCTACCTCATAACCTAGAGTGGCATTTGGAACTGGAGCTAATAATATCTTAATTCCAGACGTTGTGGCAGTTCTTGTGGCGTACATAAATGGTGTGCCTTGTGTTGTTGGACTAGGTGTATAGTCTCTCAAATAACTGTCTATTCTATGTTTCAAAAAGACAACATCACCATTGCTTTGTGTGACTGTGACTTGCCTTATCATCCTAGCTCCATTAACATCATACTCTTTTGTACCTACACCAAGAGTACCAGTAAGTTTTTTTCTGTAGCAAGGCAGATTTGGCAATCTAGCAAATATCATGCTCTCTGCTTGTGTAATAATAGTAGGTATAGAGTTTTGAAACTCTGTGCTATCATCTTCCATAAAGTTTTGAATTTTGTTTACTAAACTTGTGTAATTCATTTATTCACCCCACTCATCTTCACCCCATGTGCCTTCACCAAATCCAAAATCTATTTGAACTGTCACAAAGCCACCTGGATAAGCAACTCCACCAGTACCAGCGATACCTGTTGGATTTACGTCTTGATTTATTGTTACACTTCCTATAGCTCCAGTACCTTCAACTCCAGTTACGTTTAGATTACCTTGTATAATAAAGTTACCTACTGCACCAGTTCCAGCAACTCCATTAGTTAAATGCGGCCCCTTAAATATGTCAATCTCTTGTGCACCAACTGCACCAATACCTACAATCTCTGGGTCACCACCCCAAGTACCATAGCTCCACTCTTGATCACCAAAGCCAGTATTATTAGCCTCTCTTATTTCTGATTCTGCAACCTCAGTACCAACTCCTGCAGTTCCTGCGGCTCCTACACCTTGTACAGTTAAGTTGAGCGTTGCATCTCCACTTTCACCAAATGTTCCTAGAGCACCAGTTCCAGCAACTCCATTTGCATTTATGTTACTGTTATTATCTACAGTTCCAGTTGCACCTGTTCCATTTACACCAGTTCCTATTACGTCAGTTTGTGGTGCTGAAGTACCAATTCCACTTGATCCTTCTACGCCACCATTTGGTAACTCAAATATTCTATCGTGATTGATTGCCTCAGTTCCAATAGCACCTGTGCCATTAACACCACTAACAACTGCACCAGTCTGTGCAGTACCAATAGCTCCAACC